ATATCTTGGAACGGAGATTAAACGTGACCCCAAAATTAAAGAAATTGTTAACCATCTTATTGATTATTCCTATTGCGGCGTTGCGAATGGTCGTGCTGAGTTTGGCCCTCGTGCCCTTGGTAATCGTAGCCTTCTTGCTGATCCTAGACGAGATGTTAGAGATACTGTTAACGAAATTAAACGTAGACAAAAATTTCGACCCTTTGCGCCTTCAATCTTGGAAGAATTTGCTGATAAATACTTCGAAGGGCCAATGAATGAATACATGCAATTTGTTTCAAAAGCAAAGCATGACTACTCATCAGTAACTCACGTTGACGGAACAGCAAGAGTTCAAGTCGTAAAACAGAATTGTAAATCTATATTAAGGCCTATTCTTGAAGAATGGCATGAACAAACGGGATGCCCTATGTTATTAAACACGAGTCTTAATATTAAAGGGCAGCCTATGGTTGATACTTGGCAGCATGCTCTTGATTTTGAAAAAGAATATAAGGTTAAAGTTTTTTAATGGGTTTTATTTTAGCCAGCGGTTGTAGTTTTACAGATCCAAACTTTAAATCAGCAATTCACCCAGAATACGATACTTCGTATCCAAAATGGCCTGAGATTTTAGGAAAAATCTTAGATAAAAAAGTAATTAATCTTGCGAAGTCAGGTGTAAGTAACGATAAGATTTCAAATGATGTAGTACGAAAATTAATAAAAGACTTTGATATAATAGATTTGGTTTGTGTTGGTTGGACACAACCTGAAAGATACACCGTATGGGATCATTATAATCTAAACGCGTGTAATGTCAGAAATACAAAGAAGTCATTTGAAAACCTCCAAGATAATAAATCTAGAGATTTTTATGATTGGGTATGGAACGATTTATTAGATAAAAACGTATCTTTCAATCATAATCCTCTCAAAGTTATTAGAGATAATTTTTATAAGAATGTACTTTTAGTTCAAAACATATGTGAATTACTAAACATAGATTTGGTGCATGGTTTTGTATGCGGCAATCTTGAAATTAATAGGTTTAAGTGGTTAGAGAAACATTATGAAAAAGAGCTACAATACTCTGAAAGAGAATGGGTTAAAGTAATATCTGAGCCAAGCGAATTTTATGAAATAGAGGCAAGTAAATTCTTTGGCTATCCTATTTTAAAAGGTTTGGGCGGTTATACTTTATATGACGAACTAAACGATTATAGGATAAGTAAACAAGACGCACATCCCAATAAAGAAGGACACGAGTTCATTGCAGAAAAGTATTACGAAACGTATAAAAATTCTATTTCTTAAACTAAAATTCAAGTTTATGATTTGGAAAATGAGATTTAAAAAAGAAGAAATCGAAACCAGCAATGAAGAAAGATTCATTTATGAAGAAGATTAGATATATATTCGATGTTGACGGAACGCTTACTCCAAGCAGACAAAAAATGGATCCAGAGTTTAAAAAATTCTTCTTGCAATTTATAGAAGATAATAAAGTGTGGTTAGTAACAGGATCTGACTATGCTAAAACAAAGGAACAGTTAGGCTCAGACATAACTGAAAACGTAGTCACGTGTTATAATTGCAGTGGAAATGAAACTCGACATCGCGGTAAAATAGTAAACGCTTCAGGATGGAAGTTACCAGAAGAATGTAGAAGGTGGTTAAGCGATGAACTTATAAGATCTCCATTCGTTTTAAGAACTGGAAATCATTTAGAAGAAAGAAGAGGAACTTGTAACTTTAGTGTTGTAGGCAGGAACGCAACACTTGGTGAACGTAAATTATATATTAAATATGACGAGATAAATAACGAGCGCAGAGATATAGTAAACACTTTCAACTATGTTTTTGGCATCGAATCTTTAGGTATCTCGGCCGTAATTGGAGGCGAGACTGGAATAGATATATACCCAATAGGCAATGATAAATCACAAGTTCTTCAGGATTTTAACGAAGATGATAATATCCATTTCTTCGGAGATAAAATGGATAATGGTGGAAATGATTATCCTTTGGCAAAAATGAATAAATGTGGAACAAACCACCACGTAAAAAATTGGGAAGAAACATATAAGATTTTAAGAGAGGAACAGTAATGTTTACAGTAGAAATTGATTGGGACGAGACAGCGGTAACAGTATTAGATCAAAGCGGAGAACATGAAGATGTTCAATTTCTTTTATACGAAGACGCAGTCTATATTAGACAATTTGATAATGACTCAAACCGCCATACAGTTATTGAAATGTCACCCGATCAATTTCATGAATTAATGGCGGCAATGGATTTACCAGATGGCGCATACTTGTTAGGAGATAAAAATGATTAAAATCTACGGAACTCCAACTTGTGGCTTTTGTTTAAGAGCAAAGAAACTAGCAGAAAGACACGGATTAACTTACGAATATTTCGACGTTACATATTCAAAATATAGAGATCAAATGAATGAAGCTTTAGGATCTAAAACTGCTGAAACTGTACCTCAGATTTGGTGGTATGATAAACACATTGGCGGTTATCAAGAGTTCTCAGAAGAAATAGATAATACGAGAACTTATGGAGATGGCGGGTTTTAACCGTTTACATGCATGCTCAAATAGCTTATACTGATTCTAGAAACAAGGTATAGGACGAAAAAAATGAACGCTCAAAACTTCTGGATCAAAACTGAATTAACAAACGTTGAAGCATTAATCGTAGAGTATAACGAATGTGCAGAAAGTTGCATAGAAGATCTTAAAGATGTATATTTGAGCGACTCAGCTGACTACCAGGCAGCTTTAGAAATGTTCCGTATGTCAGATGCAGAAAAGCTCGCAGCTCATGTTTCTGACTTAGATACGTGCTCACGTGACAATCTGGTAGTAGCATTTCAGAAAGATTGTGGTGACGAATTCGTTGAAGATATTCTTGGTTTTACTTTAAGATAAATTAGCTGTTTACAAGCCTGTTAAAAAGCCGTATACTGATTCTATAAGCTGAAACAAAGAAAGAAATAAAATGACACACACAATCACAAACTTAACTAACGGCGTAACTTATAAATCAGACATCGTTGCTTCATTTGAAAAAGCAATCGTTAGTGAAGAAAACCTTGAGCAAGGTTATGGTTCAACCGGCTTTTGGAACTATGTTTCAGCAGACATGCATATGGATCTTAGCACGTGGTACGCAGCAACATTGATCGACGAAGCTTTCGATTACATGGTCGACTTGCATGATGAAGATCGTGCTGCTGAAATCAATATGTTGGAGTTTGTATAATGCGTATTAAAGGTGCAATGACTGTTTTAAATAAGCAGTGTGATTTTTTAGGAATGAACTTTGAGCAACTTATCGAGTTCATAGAACGTGCTCCATTAGCACAAAATAATGCTACTATTCAAGCGTATAAGGTTTATAAGCTTGATAGTAGAAGTAGGAGATAAAATGAAAGTAACTATGGTCGATCCACCTTCAGGGTGGAAATATGGTTTTCCAAAAGCGTTACCGAATCCCTTGCCTCAGCCATGGAGTTTAGCTCTGTGGCTGATCTCAGAAGGTTATCCAGAAATAGAACTAACGAGATTTGGCGATTTCTTTCTATACGTAAGACAATGGGAACAAGATGATGACAGAGAATGATCCTTATAAAGATGTAACTCGAGTTGAAGTCATAGATAACAACGGAAGAGTTTACGCAAAGCATTCAGTTGAACGTGTTTGGCTTTCAGAGCAAGACGATGGTCGAACTCTGAAAGTTTTTGTTACGTTTGAAGAACAAGAGGAGATTTGCATTGATTGAGGTATGGACATTAGTGTTTATCAATATAATGTTTAACGCTAGTTCGGGTTATCAAGAACCGATTATCGAAGGATATTGGAAATACGATACTATGATTGAATGTTTTCAAGCTCGTTCTGTATTAGGATTTGAATACACTGGAAACCCTGGACATTTTCCTGAAGGAACTCAAGCTGTATGTATCAGACAAATGATGGAACCAGCATAAATAACTTCATAGCATTATGGAGAATATTATGTGGTACTACAAGGGTGCAGAGTTTACTTCCGAGATGATTGAAGATTACATAGGATTTTTATATGTGATTACCGATAGATCTAACGATAAGAAATATGTAGGAAAGAAATTGCTTAAATCTACAAGGCGACTTCCTCCTCTAAAGGGTAAAACGCGTAAAAGAAAAAAAGTAGTCGAATCAGACTGGAAAAAATACTATGGATCATCAGATGAAGTCAAAATGATGGTCGAAGAAAAAGGAGAAGATAATTTCCACAGAGAGATAATTACTCTCTGTATGACAAAAGGTGAGCTTGGCTATCTAGAAGCTAAGTACCAATTCGATCATAATGTTTTATTACGAGATGACTACTACAACGGTATTATTCAATGCCGCATCCATAAGAATCATGTGAAAGGATTGACATTTTTATTAGAATGATGTATAATATTATTAGACTGTGAAACCTTGGAGAAATTAAATGATCATCACACGCACATCAGCATACTCTGGAAAAGAACATAAAAGAAACATCGCATTAGATCCTAATGACTGGGTTCTATACCAAAAAGGATACGGTAACATAAACGAAATGATGCCTTATCTTACAGATCAAGATCGTGAATTTATTTTGTCTGGCATGATCCCACAAGAGTGGAAAGAAGCTTGCGCAGAAATTAATAATATAGTTGAGGACACGATTGCATGATAATACTTTTTAACGGCCCACCCAGCGCTGGGAAAGATTGCGCTGCAGATTATTTTAAACACGGTAAAGGTTGGAAACACCTTTCTTTTAAATATCAATTATATAAAGAAACTTGCAAATATTTTGATTGTAGATACGATTGGTTTATGGATCGTTATGATGATCGTTCTGTAAAAGAAGTTCCTCATATCGATTTAGGCCACATGTCATGTCGCGAGGCAATGATCTATGTTTCAGAAAAAGTAATTAAACCGAGACGTGGGTTAGATTATTTTGGTAAACAAGTGGCTGATGAAATTGACTTAAATAAGAACTACGCTATTTCTGATGGTGGATTTGTAGATGAGCTAATACCTGTTATAAATAAAGTTGGATCTAAAAATTTTATCTTAGTTCAACTTACAAGAGAAGGATGTGATTATTCTTCTGACTCTCGTAGATACTTTGATGGCAATGTAGTTCAAGAACATATTATAGGTCATATCACAGAAATTAATAATAAATACGTATTACCTCATAAGTTTGATGTAGTAACGCATAGAATACACAATAACGGAACAGTTCATGATTTCGAAACTGCGTTAGAAGACATATATCGAAAGGAATTTAATGGAGGAACGAGAACGAGCTACGAAGCCCAAAAAAGCAAAGCAGCCAATATTTTACGAGAACCCGTACGATATTGAAACGTTTATCGAAGGTTGTACTATAGCAGCCAAACAGAACAGAGAGTTTCAGTTTATAGATAGAGTAATAACGCATATGAGAATAGATCCTCTTCAAGAAGTTTCTACTGTCGTATTTAATGTTTTGACTAAAGATCTAGAACTAATGAAATTTGAAGAAAGAAAGTATTGACATTTTTAAGTTTGCAGTTTAGATTAGGCTTACAACTTAAAATGAAAAGGAACTAAATTATGGATAAAGATACAATCTTGACAGCACTACGTGCTGGAATCGTTAATATCACTTTTACAAAAGTAAATGGTGATAAGCGAGAAATGCGTTGCACGCTTGAGGCTTCAAAACTACCTCCTCAAAAGCCTGTAGACGAAACATCAATCAAACCAAAACGTAAAGTAAACCCAGACGTAGTTGCTGTGTTCGACCTCGATAACGAAGGTTGGCGCTCATTTCGTTGGGATAGCATTACGGAATTTAATACCGGAGCATAATACATGAGTATGATTTATAAAGGTCAGGTCGTAGAGTCTGAGCAATCAAAAAATTCTAGTGGTGGCACAGAAATGATGCGACAACGTGTAATCGATAACGTGGACTCTAATCTATTGGCAAATGTAGCGATACATTTTTCACGTCCTCGTGATATACCAACAGACGTAGGCCTTAATATTTTGTACTGTCATGATCTTGCTGAAGATCCTGAAAATAAAATCTTATTAAACGGCGGATGGAATAAATTTGATCATTTTGTTTTTGTAACACAATGGCAAAGAGATCAATATATCGGAGCATATGATATACCTTATGCTATGTGCTCCGTAATTCCAAACGCTGTTGAAAAGAACTTTGTTGTACCTGAAAATAATGATCATCAAGGTAAAATTAAATTCATCTATCATACTACTCCTCACCGAGGTTTAGAACTGGTATATCCAATCATTGATCAGTTATCTAAAGAGTATAATGATATTCATCTTGATGTATATTCTTCGTTTGCTATTTACGGCTGGGCTCATAGAGATGAGCCATATGTAGATTTGTTTACTAGAATACATAATCACCCTAATATGACTTATCATGGTTCTGTTCCAAATGCTCAAGTGTTAGCTGCATTAGATAAAGCAGATATATTCTTGTATCCAAACATTTGGAAAGAAACTTCATGTATCGCGCTGATCGAAGCTATTAAAAGCGGAGTATTGTGCATTCATCCAAATTATGGCGCTTTAACAGAAACAAGTGGTGGAGCAACGATTTCATATGACTACACAGAAGATCCGCAAGATCATGCGAACGTGGCATATTCAGTTACAAAACAGGTTATCGAAACACACAAAGCAGATAATCAATTCTTTAAGAAGTTTACTACGAGTGATAGAGCCTTCTTAACCCGCAATACAATTGACATATTCCAAAATCGTTGGAATAAACTTATAAGTGAACTAAATGAGCAAAGATAATATCATATCATTTCCAAAAGACAAACTGCTAACTCCACCGCAAAATGCACAGGAGTTAGCAGATTCAGTAAAAGAATTTAAACTTGGTCATGCAGATCAAATTTCTGAAGCTCTTTGGCAATACGTTTTAACTGAAATGATAAGATCAGGTGTAGTTTTCGAACAAGACACTATGAAATATTTTCCAGCCATGGTTCTTATTCTTGAGTCAATTAAATCTCTTCACTTACTAACAAACTCAATACATCATCCTTTACAAGACTTCGCTAGTGACTCAATCGATATAGAAGCGTTTGAAGAAGAACTGAAAGATGTTGTTGACATTTCTGATGATGAAGAGTAATATATAATTTATACAATGTAAAAATGAGAAAATAAAATGGCTATACTAATAGACTACAATCAGGT